GCTCCCGCAGGTGCGCTACCGGAGCCTGTACTGTGACGCCTGCGGATGGCGCGGACTGGAGGTGCAGGCCATCCGATCTCTCGACGGTTTCCTCTGCCCACAGGCGGGCTGCCACGCCCCCGTGAGGCTGGTGGAGGATGTCTGAGCCCATACCACCCCTCCGGTTCCTCGTGCCCGGACGACCGGTGCCCAAGGCCCGGGCGCGGATGGGCTGGGTGCGGGGCGGGCGGCGGCGCGTGTGGTACACGCCCGAGCGCACGCGGGAGTACGCCCGCACGGTGGCCATCTACGCCCTGCAGGCCAGGCAGCAGTGGGAAGGGGCGGCGGGGCGGCCCTGGCCGCGCGAGGGGACCACCTACAGCCTGCAGGTCGTGATCCGGCTACGGGGGCGGCGCCGACCGGACGTGGACAATGTGCTGAAGGGCATTGCAGACGCCCTTCACGCGGTGCTGTGGAGCGACGACCGCGCCATCATTGATGCTCGTGTGACGGCTGTGACTGTACCTGATCACGCTGAGGAGACCGTGGAGGTTACCGTCCGTGGCGCAGCGATACCGCAAGATCGACCCGCGCGTCTGGCGAGATGAGCGGTTTGCACAGCTCAGCCCGGTGGAGAAACTGGTCGCCCTCTACCTGATCACGGCGCAGTCAAACAGGATTGGCATCTTCGCGTTCTCACCCGCCCAGGCCGCTGAAGACCTGAATATCACGCCCACCGCATTCAAGCGGGCGTTTCAGCGAGTGCTCCAAGCCCTAGAGTGGAGGTGGGATGCGCGCGCCCGCGTTCTCTACCTGCCGACGTGGTGGAAGTACCACCGGCCGGAGAACCGAAAGGTGCTCATTGGGTGCCTGGAAGACGTGCATGACGTGCCTCAGACCCCGCTCCTGGGGGAGTTCGCGCGCCAGACCCGATACCTACCGGATGACCTAGCCGATACGCTACGCGAACGTTTGCGATACCTACAGGATACGTATGGGCATACGTATGGCCATACGTATATGGAACCTATGGCCAAACCTATGCCAATTCAGGAACAGGAGCAGGAACAGGAGCAGGAACAGGACCAGGAGCAGGAGCAGGATAGTACTACGTTTGCGCCGAGCGATTCGCCGAATCGCTCTGCGCCGCCACCGGCTTCTCACAAGCCGGTCACCTGGGACGAACGACACGGTTTCGCCGTCGTGGATGACCTGCTGACCCTGTGGACGGCAGCGTATCCGGCGGTGGACGTGGCGGCGGAACTCAAGCGAGCCCACGCGTGGGTGGTCGCAAACCCCGAGCGTCGCAAGCGAAACTGGCGGCGGTTCCTGACGAACTGGATGTCCCGCCAGCAGGACCGCGGCGGCAGCCGGCGGGGACGGCAGGCACCTGCGGCCGAGGAGACCCTGGAGGAGCGCGCACGGCGCCACGCGGAGGACCTGCGGCGGATGCGCGCCGAGGGCCGGCTGCCTCCACTGCCCGCCGATGGCGGTCAGGGGCGAGGCCCGCCAGGCGGCCCTGCAGGCGTGGTCATGCCCTAAGCAGCGAGGTGCGCGATGACGGACGAGTGCTGTGGCGCGGTAATCGCGATGATCGAGGCGGCCTATGGGCTGGAGTTCAGCCCCGAGCGCAAGCGGGCGTGGTTCCTGCTGCTGGGCGATCTGGCCGACGATGAGGCGCGGCGGGCCGTGATCCGGCTGTGCCGGACGTCCTCGTACCCGCCGAAGCCTGCGGACATCATCCGGGCGGCCCGGGGTGGCCACGCAGACCCGGATGTCGCGCTGGAGGACGAGGCCGAACTGGCCATCAGCCACCTGGAGCGGCACATCCGCGATGACGTGGCCGTGGACCTGGGGCCGGCCCTGAACGCCGTCGTCCGGGACCTCGGCGGCCCGGATGCCGTGGTGGCCATGATGACCGCCGGCGAGTGGCGGTATCGTCGCGGCGACGCGAAGCGGCTGTACCGGGCGCACCGCCGGCGCGGCATCAGCCCCGGGGACGCCGCACCGATGCTGCCCGTCGCGGCTGCGGAGGCGTGGAACGCGCGCTACCGCACGTGGCCCGCGCACGTCCTGTACGCGGAAGACGGGACGGAGCGGTTCCCGGAGCCGCCCACCGTGCAGGCCGTGTTCACGCCGCCGGCGGAGATCCCCGGCCTCCCGGCCCCACAGCCGCGGTCCGCGCTGGCAAGCGGCGCGGGGAAGCCGTGAGCGGGACGCCAGACCTGGCGCCTGAGGCCGCGTGCGCGGACTGCGGGCACGCGAACTCCGTGCACGACCCTGACCCCATGCGAGACTACCGGGCGGCGCCGTGTAGGGTATGTCGGTGTCCTGACTTCAGGGGGGACGGGTGATGACTCAGCAACGGAGGGGACGGTTGAGACGCTCCGCTCGCGTACCACGCGGCTATCGCCTGTCAGTGGTCAACACGAGGGACGGCATGGTGCAGTTCTTCGAGCCGATTCCGTGCGCAGTATGCGGCCGGCGCATTGCGGAGCACGGCGACCCGAGATTCCGCACGTGCGAGCGATGGCGCCGACAGGCGTGAGGGCGTCCCGAGACGCCATGACTGAGCACGTCTCCCCATGGTTTGATCAACGGCCACCTGAACGCCCAATTACTGGCCTTGTGGCATTCCTCGACATCTCCCCGTCCTGGGAGTTGGACGCGATGGCCGTGTTCCGTGTGGCAGGCCGCGGATACCTGGTCGTGCATGTCCGCGGGTGTTCGTGCTGGCCGCTCTATGGGGACACGGTACAGATCTATGCTCCGACGATTGCCGAGACTGAACGGGCTATCCGTCGGCTGTGGGATGAGGGCGCGGACGCCAAGGCAGCGGCTGCGGAGTTAGTCCTGCGCTGTCAGCATGTTCGGTGGCGTATCACTGGGCCGTCTGCTGAAAGCGGGGCACCCACGTGAAGGCGTTGGTGCTCGGGCTGGTCATCGGCATGATCGCTGGGCTGCACGTGGGCGGGTACCTGGAGCGCGCGCAGCGGCCAGCAGGCGCACAGATGGCACAGGAGAAGGTGGGCACACCTTGGGGAGAGGCGCGGCGTCTGCCGGCCCTGCGCTGCACGCAACGGGTGACGTTCGACAGCGCGAATCGACCACAGGTCACCCTCACGCCGTACAGTCAAGCCGAGGCGGAAGCGGCGGCTCACTACGCGCGGATGGCCCTGGAGACCGCACGTCGGTACGGAGGCAGCATGGCCCACAAGCAGGCGTGGGCACTGGAAGCGATTGCGGGCTATCTCGACGTGCTGGTGTGCGGCCACGAATGATCAGTGGGGGAGGCGCAGTAGCCCGGAGTCGAAGCGCCCGGAGTCGGCGAGGGCAGGGGTGAAGGTGTGATGCACGTGGTGGGGCGCATTACTGCAGCGCGGGTGAAGTGGGTGTGGCACAAGGCCGAGATGCGGTACGACCGCACAATCGTGTTTCAAGCGGTGGAGTGCCCGGAGGCGGACCTGCGGGACGCGATGGCGCCGGCGGAGGCCATGCTTGGCTTGACGGCCCTGAGTTGGGAGGAGGTGCTTGAGGACTTGGAGCCGGCCGAACTGTGGGTAGAGCTGAGCACCAGTGAGGTGGCGGGGTAGCGAACGGGGCATGACCGTGACGGAGCAGGCGGTGCGGTATGGAAGTACTGGTACATCCCGCCGGTGCTGAACCGGGAGCCAATCCGTGCCGATGACGTGTGACCGGCTCGGGTGCGCGTGCCCTGCGGCGTGGAGCGTGGCGCTGGATCTGTGGCCGGCGCCGCCATATGACGGCCCACCGGCGGTGATGCGCTTCAACCTCCGCGTGTGCGAGACGCACCGGGCGTCCCTGCGTCTGAGCGATGTGGTGACGGATGAGGGGTGGCGGTTCATCGTGGAGGCGTTCACGCGGCTGGGCAGAGCGCGGCCCGTGCGGGACCGGACGCAGTTGCGGTTTGAGCCGCTGGCGGTGACCCCCGGCAAGGGAGGAGGAGCATGGCATGGCCGTGGTGCGCGAGATGACTGAGGACCTAATGCACGAGTGCCTAGATGACGCGGAGGGCATCATGCGGGAGCACTGGGGCATCACGCCGAGCCGGGAGGCCACGGTCACGCTGGCGGCGGCGCTCTTCGAGGCCCGCTGGGCGGCTGGCGTGCGTCGGCTGTACGACGCCGCGACGGGCGCGAAGCGTTCCGACTGAGGCGGGAGCGCAACCTCGCATGGTGCCGATACTACTCATCCTGGGTCTTCTGGCCGTCGTCGCGGCCGCGGCCGTGGTCACGCGGCTGGCCAAGGTGATGAGCCAGCGCAAGGAGGCCGCGCTCATTGAGCCGGCGTGAGGAGATCGAGGGCGCCCCCTGGGCCGGGTACCACCCCAGGGTGCGCCAGCTGGCCACTAACCGGGACCCGTGGGAGCGGCAGCCCCGTGAAGGTGCCCGGGCCTATGCCATGTTCGCCGTCTACCGGGACCTGGGGCCGCTGGAGAGGAGTTTGCAGGAGGTTTCCCGGCGTGTGGGCCGTTCCCGGCAGTTCATCGGCCGGCTGTCCGTGCGCTGGCAGTGGGTCTTCCGGGCGGAGCAGTGGGATGCCCAGCAGGAGCGGCTGCGCCAGCAGGCCCTGCGCAAGGAGCAGGAGGAGATGCTGCGCCGACATGCGGCGGCCGCCGCCCTGGCGCTGCAGAAGGTGATCCTGCGCCTGCGGGGCGGCAAGGACCGGGTGATGACCCCCGAGGGTCAGCCCAGGGAGGTGCCGGTGGCGGCCCTGCACCCGGAGGAGATGAGCGCGACCGATCTGGCGCGCTTGGCGGACGTGGCCGTGCGCATTGAGCGCCTGGCCCGCGGGCTGCCGACCGAGCACGCAGAAGTCACTGGGAAGGTGCACCACGATGCCGATGCCATCGCGCGGCTCATCCTTCAGGACCCCGACGCCAGCCGGATCGTGGCTGACCTCTTCGGCGTCCTGGCCCGGACCCGGGCTGCGGGGCCGGGACCTGGCGCGGATGGCGCCGGCGGGGTGGGCGATGTACGCCAGCCGGGGGCGGTGGACAGTGGCGCCGCACCTGGCGGTGGTGAACCGCGCGCTGATTGAACTGGCCGCCCGGCGCATCCGGTTCCTCATGGTCTTCATGCCGCCCCGCTCGGGCAAGTCCATGCTCATCAGCCAGTACTTCCCCGGCTGGTGGCTGGGGACGTTCCCCGAGGACCGCGTCATCCTAGCCAGTTACGAGGCCGGCTACGCGGCCACGTGGGGGCGCAAGGCCCGGGACGCCCTGGATGAATTCGGCCCGGACGTGTGGGGCATCCGTGTGAACCCGCTCACCAGCAGCGCCAGCGCCTGGGACGTGCAGCGGCGCGCCGGCGGCCGGTGGGCCAACACTGGCGGCGGCATGGTCACGGCTGGCATCGGGGGTGCCATTACCGGCCGCGGGGCCAACCTGTTCATCATCGACGACCCCGTGAAGAACCAGTTGGAGGCGCAGAGCAAGACCTACCAGGAGCGCGCCATTGACTGGTTCCGCAGCGTGGCCCTGCCGCGCCTGGAGCCGGACGGCGTGATGGTGCTGATGATGACGCGGTGGCACCAGAACGACCTGGCCGGCCGGATTCTGGCCGAGGCCGCAGAGGACGACCATGAGTGGACCGTGGTGCGCCTGCCGGCCCTGGCGGAGGAGCCGGAGGAGTTGCCGGGCTGGCGCCGGGAGCCGGGGGAGGCGCTGTGGCCGCAGCGCTACCCGGCGGAGCGCCTGCAGCGCATCCGGCAACGCATCGGCCCCTACTGGTGGGCCGCCCTGTACCAGCAGCGGCCGGCGCCGCCGGAGGGTAACCTGTTCAAGCGGCAGTGGTTTCAGTACTTCACGGAGGAACCCCACGGGGAGGACACGCTGTACCTGCTGCACGCCCGGGACGGCACGGTGAAGCGGGTGCTGGCCAGCCAGTGCTGGCGGTTCCAGACCTGCGATCCCAACGCCCTGGCCAGCGAGCAGTCAGACTGGTTCGCGCTGGCCACCTGGGCGGTGACGCCGGAGGGGGACCTGCTGCTGCTGGACGTGTTTCGGACCCACGCGGCTACCACCAGCCATGAGCAGATCATGCGCCAGCAGTACCAGCGCTGGCAGCCGGCGTTTCAGGGCGTGGAGCGTGCGGCCTTCGGGTTAAACATCATCCAAGGGGCAGCCAAGGCCGGCCTGCCCATCAAGCCCCTGCCCGCGGAGGGGGACAAGGTGGCGCGCGCCCGCACCATGGCGGCGCGCTACGAGTTGGGCACCGTGTACCATCGGCGCGGCGCGCCGTGGCTGGGAGAGTGGGAGGAGGAGTTGGCCGCGTTCCCGAACGCGGAGCATGATGACCAGGTGGATGTGGCGGCCTACGCGGGTATTGAGTTGGTACACAGCCTGGGCCTCACGGACGCGGTGCAGGTGAGCGTGATCTGAGTGTGCACCTAGCCTCCCTCCCCATCCGCTGGCACTGATGGTCCCTGTTGCCAGCTTGAGTGCGCTAGGCGCTGAGAATGCCCGTAAGGGCTGCGTCAACTGCTTGGAATTGGCCGCCTCCCTTCCGGGATGGCCACCGAGGACCGGGCCATGGGTTCACGGCAGGAAAACGGTCCACTCCCAAGAAATTGGGAACACAAGTGGGCCTATGTGGGCTAACTGCGGGGCGGGGCTTGATCTTCCTTTTCCCACATATCCAGGCGCAATCATCTGCCTGATTCTGTCGGTGTCAAGTCAAGGGAGAACCCCCGTTGGAGACGCATCGTCGGGCTAAGGGCACTTTCGCGTCCGGCCTACAGGAAGGTCTACCGTGGGTGATGGACGACAGCCCCGGAGGGCACCAGGGTGCCGAGGTGGCAGCGCCTGTGACCGTTGGGAGCGAGGATCGCGTTGATGCAGGTTCGCCTATGACGGTGGACTCAGTGAAGGTGGCTCCGGAGAAAACGATCGGCCCTCTGTTCCCAGAGCCGAGAGAGGGTGCCCACCGCCGCGAATCCGTGCCGTTCGACGTGTCTCTACTGGCGCTGAGCGGCATCAAGGGGCTTGGCCTGAGAGGCCTTAGGGCACTCGTGGAGGCTTTCGAGGGCGAGCTTGGCAGGGTATGGCACGCAGACCCCGTCCTCCTTCGAGACATTCTGGTGAAGGCGAAGGTCCGGGCCTCAGACCGGATGACAAGTGAAATCCTCCGTATGGCGCCGGTTCTTTTGTCCCGGGGCCAGGAGAAGGCGGCCGAGCTTTCCGGTAAAGGCGTGAGAGTTATCCCGGCGCGCGAACTGCCAGCGCCCTTACGGGAAATCCTCGATCCCCCGGGATGGCTCTTCGTTCAAGGGAATGCCAGGGCGCTTTATCACAGGCCGGCAGTGGCCGTTGTTGGCACCAGAAAGCCCTCATCCCAGGGTCGCAGAGCAGCGACCATCGTCGCCAAGATCCTGGCTGCGTATCCGATCACGCTCATCTCGGGCCTCGCTGAGGGCGTCGATGAGGAGGCTCACCGCGCGTCGCTCCAGGAGGGAGTCGTGAATGTCGCCTTCCTCGGCCACGGCATCGGGATTGTGTTCCCTGCGTCCACAGCCCCTCTGAGAGAAATGATCCTAGAGAAGGGCGGGGCTGTTGCTACTGAGTACCTGCCCCATGAGCATTACCGGAGAACGACATTTGTTGAACGCAATCGATTGCAGGCGGCGCTGGCTGACATGGTAGTACCGATAGAGTCCGGGCCGAAAGGCGGAACCGTTCACACCATTCGATTCGCCCGCAGGTATGGCCGCAAAGTCCTGGCGGTGCGATGGAGGGGGGCAAACGGATTGGTCGAGGAGTTGATTCGGGACGGAGCCCCTGTCGTCGATGTACTAACTTCATCCGGCTGGAAACACCTCGACCAGATATTTCAGCAACTTGCACAGCAAGCGGGGCACGAAGTCTTTCCGCTATCGCTCGTGGAGAAGCGTCTTCGGAGCGAGATCAGGAGCAGGAACGTCAAGCCGGGGGAACTCGAGAGGCTCATTACGCTGCTGTCTCAGTGGGCCAGGGAATTGGAGGGTGAGGGGAATTCTTAAGGGTGTCATCTTCGACCACACGACGATTCTGCTCCCGCTCCAAAATCAGCCACTCCTGACCGAAATCCGGGATCTAATCACCGAACTCAAGACCAGGAACCTCAGGGTGGGGATATTCTCCACCCACCCGAAGGACATTGACAAGGAATTGGCGGCACGCTCTCTCCCTAGAGTGGATATCTTCCTCACTCTGACCGACATACCTGGGGCAAAGAAGAAGGGCTCGCCGCTCTGGATCGAAGAGTCGGCCAGACGGCTAGCGTTGCAGCCGTTCGAACTGTTGTACATCGGCAGTGACAAGCAGGACTGGTTAACTGCCATCCACGCAGCTACATTCTATCTGCACGCTCGGTGGGTCCAATCGCCGCCTTCCGGCATCACTGCCGTCTTGTCCGCTGGAAGTCCAGGTGATGTTTTGCGGTATGTCACGCACTTTCTTCTGCTCCGGCCGCGCTGGGAATATCGTGCTGACGATCCCAAGATACGGCTCTCTCTGCGGAGTCTCCTAGGCGCGAACGCCAATCTGCCCGCAACCAGCCAACCAACCTTCAGGCTGCAGGATGTCTTCACTTACGGGCTCAAAGTCACGGTTGGACAATGGTCCGCACGGGATCTCCTGATGATGCACGCGATAAGCAGCCTCTATGTCGAGGGGCGCGTGCGTCCACATTCGTACTTCGCAGTATACCCTGGCAGCAGACCCGGCAAGATTAGTGGCGTCCTACGTGAGTTCGTCGCGCCCGCATCTAGCCTCTTCCACGGGTACTTCAAGGAGGATCTTCTCATGCGGGGGAGACCAGCCATCGACAGCAGCATGGCGCGCAGTGAAGCTCGGAAGCAAGGCCGACAGGATGACCCCGTGGACTTCTCCAACCAAACAAACACAGTCCATGTGAATCCGGAGTATCGAGATGGGATCAAGGACCGCAGCGTCATCATCTTCGACGATTTCACGACAACCGGAATGTCGCTGGAGTGGGCCCGGAACCTGCTGTACGCTGCTGGGGCCCGCGAAATCATCCTGCTCACGATCGGCAAGTACCCCAAACCGTATGTTACCTATGTTCCTCGTAGGCCGGACATAGTTGAGCCCTTTGGGCTAAAGGACTACGATATCGCCCGCGACTTTGGCCAAGAGCAGGTTAGGCTGGAGGAAAATCCATCGGCTGGGATGCTCCTAGCACAGTCTTTCGACCTGTGGAGGAAAGGAAGACCGTTCGCGTAATAGCCTGCCCAGAGCCACTTGAACCGGCCACGAACCGGGTATAGGGAATAGCGTACTACTTGCTATGCCTATCACAGGTCAGCGTGATATGGGAGGTCACAGGCACGGGCCGCTTTGGTCGCGGCCGATGAGGATGGTGGGCGGGTTCCCTTTGGTAAGCACGACGCCCAGAATGTGCCGGGTGCCGGGCACGTGATAGTTGCGTTGCACGAACGTGGCGTCACGGACGATTTCGCACCACTGCCAATCCTTCCAGGCTCGTCCCGACGGTAGTTGCACATCATACCATGCCAGCAGGCGGGCGTACTCTGCGCCGGGCACCTTGTAGTTGGCCTGAAATGGGGTAGCCGGCCCCCACTCTCGCGCGGCCGCGGGGATTGGGACGCCCTCGACTGTGCTGCTTCGAGCGGGGTCAAGGGAAGCACCCGTGCAGGCGGTGACTACTAGAGCGATCAGAACCAGCCCTATGAACAATCTCACCGACCTCATTGGCCGTCACCTCCGCAGGGGTCATGCTATTTGGGCACATAGGCGGATTGCCCGCAAGGTAGCTGATCCCCTGCCAGGGGGTGAAGGAATGCACCCACGGCCCCCCGGAACCACCGCAACAGCATGGCCCGAGCTACCTTCATCCACAACGGGGAAGTCGAAGCCTCGGGGGCCGTTGAGGCCTTCATCGTCGGCGATGGCCGCGTGGTCAGCGTCGAGGCCCTGAAGCAGCAAGCCATCGGCGGCGCCTGGCCGCCCAGCAGCCGGCAACTGGAGGAACTGGAGAAGGTCGGCTTCGGCGCGCAGGTCGTCGAGCCGCCGTTTGACCTGAGCAAACTGTACGACTGGATCTACCTGAACCCCCTGCACGGCGCCTGCGTGCAGCAGAAGGCCATTGACGCGGTGGAGCGCGGGTTCCAGATCGTCCGTGCGCCCGGCCTGCCGGAGGGCACGGAGCCGGACCCTGCCCAGCGGGAGCGCCTGCAGGCGTTCCTGGACGCGCCCAACCCGGACGAGTCCTTCACGGAGATCATGTCCCGGTGGGTGACGGACTGGGAGGCCGTGGGCAACGGCTACCTGGAGGTCATTCGCGGGCCGAACCAGCAACTGGCCGTCTACCACATGCCCGCCCCCACCGTGCGCGTGCGCCGGCACCGGGAGGGCTACGTGCAGGTGCGGGGCGGCAGGCGGCGGTACTTCAAGCTGTACGGGGATGACCGGACCATTGACAACCGCACGGGCCGGGAGGCCCAGGGCACGCTGGCGCTGGAGCACGCGGCCAGCGAGGTCCTGCACCTCAAACTTTACACGCACCTGAGCGAGTTCTACGGCGCGCCCCAGTGGCTGGGCGCGCTCTCTGCCATGCTCGGGAGCCAGAAGGCCCATGAGTTCAACATCGAGTTCTTTGACAACCGCGCGGTGCCGGCATACGCCGTGGTGGTGAAGGGCGGCCGGCTGAGCCCCGACAGCCGCAACTACATCGAGACGTTCTTCCGGGAGCAGCTGAGGGGGCAGCATCACCGCACCGTGCTGCTGGAGGCCCTGCCGGGGGTGGCCGGGCAGACGGTGGACGTCACGCTGGAGCCGCTGGCTGTGGAGGTGCGGGACGCCAGTTTCAGGCTGTTCAAACTGGACAACGCCACGGAGATTCTGGTGGCGCACAAGATGCCGCCCTACCGCGTGGGCTGGGCCATCGTGGGCAGCCTGGGCGGGGCCACGGCCGCGGAGATGACGCAGATCTACAAGGAGTCTGTAATCAAGCCCCGCCAGACCCGCCTGGAGGCCGTGCTCAACCGGCTGTTCCGGGACGTGCTGGGGGTGAAGGACTGGGAACTGCGGTTCCAGGAAATCGACGTGCGCGATGAAGTGCGCGACATGGAACTGGCGGAGCGGCGCGTGAAACTCGGCGCGTGGTCGCCCAATGACGTTGCTGTACACCTGGGCAAGGAGCCGGTGCCGGGCGGGGACGAGCGCATCATCTGGATCAACCCGGCCGCGCCGGTGCGCGTAGCGGACCTGCCGGCCCTCGGCGCGCGGGCCAGCGGCGGCGGGGACGGTGCCGGGGACGGAGTGAGCGCGGAGGACCAGCGGCTGCTGGAGAGCCTGGGCCTCAAGCGAGCCCAGCCGGCCACGCTGCGGGCGCGGGAGCGCCTGGTCAAGCGGTTCCAGGCTGTGGTCACGCGCCTGCTGGCGGCCAAGGCCGCGCGGTACCTGGCCGGTCTGGAGGAGCGGCGGCTGGTGGCGGCCGTGCAGGCCGTGCGCGCCCAGGGGGTGCCTGCGGCGGAGGCCGTGGCGGAAAAGGCGCGCCGGCCGCTCAGCCCCACGCAGCGGGCGATCCTGGAGGGGCTGTTCGCTGACATGCCAGATGCGTTCTCCGCGGACGACCTGCTGGAGGCGACCGTGCAGCACATGCGGGACGTGGCCAACTGGGCCGGGACGGCCGCCTACAGCGCCATGGGCCTGCGGGTGGCCTTCGACTTGAAGAACCCGGCGCTGGTGGACACCTTCCGGCGCATCGCGGGCGAGCACATCCGGGACATCACCGCCACCGCGCGCCAGGACCTGCAGGACCTGCTCATTGAGAAGTTCTTTGAGGAGGGCAAAAACCCGCTAGACGTGGCGCGGGCCATACGGCGCGACCTGGCGGGGGAGATCGAGGAGACGTACCGGCGCCGCGCTGAGACCATCGCGCGCACGGAAACCGGCATGGCGCAGACGGTCACGCAGGATGAGGTCTTCCGCCGCGCCGGCGTGCAGACCTACACCTGGATCACCACCCGCGACGACAAGGTGCGCCCGAGCCACCAGGCGCTGGACGGCGTGACCATCAGGGTCGGGGAGCGGTTCCCCAATGGCCTGCGGTTCCCGCTGGACCCTGAGGGGCCTCCTGAGGAGGTCGTCAACTGTCGCTGCGACGCGCTGCCGGGGTTTGAGGACGTGGACTTGGCCCCGGAGGACGCCTGGGCCGGGGACTAACGCACGCGAGGAGGGATGAGCATGAGGCTGAGATTCAGCGTTGGCCCTGAAGCCGCCAACGTGATCCGCGTGACGGCGCGACTCAGCCGCGCCGGCCGGCGCACACGGGCGGCCCTGTGGATGTACCTGAGCGATGGCGCCGAGGGCGACGGGCTGATCGCCGCCGCCCCCGACGGCGGCGTGGCCGCGGGGACCAAGGGGGCCATCCTGGCGGAGCCGGTGGCCGACAAGGTGCTGCTGGTGCAGTTTGACGAGAACGGCGAGGCCGAACTGGACATCACGCACGCCGCCGGCGCGAAGACGCTGTACGTGGTGGGCGTGATGCCCAACGGCGCGCTGGAAGCCAGCAGGGCGGTCACGTTCGCCGCGTAGCGGTACGGGAACATCAACCATTGGGGGGCTGGCGGCCTGTTCCTGTGCTCCATGAGACAGCACATGGGTCCGTCCACTCCTCCCTCCAGCCGGACGCCGGCCCCCATGCTGACGTGAGAGGAGGCTGACAAGATGCCGCGTGCCAACATCACGGTGGTGGAGATCACCCGCGCGGGCGTGGCCCCGACCGAGGTGGCCGGGGACGTCGCGAACGGGCACCAGTTCGACCACGGCGCCCGGACCTTCCTGGTGGCCAGAAATGCGGACGCCGGGGGCGCCCACACTGTCACCATCATCACGCCCGTGACCGTGGACAGCCTGGCCGTAGCCGACCGCCAGGTGAGCGTGCCGGCCAGTGCCACCCGCTACATCGGGCCCTTCACGAGCGACTACCGCCAGAGCGACGGCAAGGTGTACGTGGACGTGGACTCGGCGCAGTTGAACCTGGCGGTGTTCCGGCTACCGTGAGAACGGCGCCCGCGGTGATCATCGGCATGGCCCTTGCTGCTGCGCTGAGCATGATGCTGCTGGCTATGATCGCCGCGTGGGGTCCGCACGTGCGCGCCGAGCAGTGCGTCCACCTGGTCACCAAGGCGCTTGAGCCAGGGCAAGTGTACGGGCTGGGGAAACTGCAGGACCGCCCGGGAGCGCGCTGCCTGAAGTTTGAGTTGGTACCGGTGCAGCCATGATCACTGAGGAGTGGGTCGCCGCCCCCAAGATCATCCGGCGCGAGGGTGACCGGTGGTGCCTCTGGACTTCAGACGGTAGCCGGAAGCTGGGCTGCCACGACACCAGAGAGGAGGCGCTGGCGCAGGAGCGCGCGGTGCAGGCGAACAAGGGCCTGACCTTTCCCATCTTCGTGGAGGAGGAGCAGGACCTCACCATCACTGCCGACATCCTGAAGCAGAATGATGAGCGCCGCCTCGTCTACGGCATCGTGCTGGTGCCGTTCAAGCGGGACACCCAGGGCGACGTGTTCAGCGACGTCCAGATCATGGACGCAGCCCACGAGTTCATGCTGCGGGGCGGCGAGGTGCGCGACATGCACCGCCGCGTGGTGCAGGCGAAGGTGGTGGAGTCCGTCATTGTCCCGCCTGGCGGTCTGAACTGGTACGGCACGTTCATTCCCGAGGGCTCGTGGGCCGTCGCCATCAAGGTGTTCGACGAGGTCGTGTGGCAGGCGATCAAGAGCGGCGCGCGTCGAGGCTTGAGCGCCCGCGTGCGCGGCAAGAAGATCGTGCAGGTGGCGGCATGAACGCGGTGCAGCGGTACGTGCACGCCGTGACCAAGGAGCAGCCGAACTGGCTGTCGTTCGTCGTAGATGAGATCAGCCTGGTGGACATCCCGGCCGTGCCAGACGCGCAGATCACGGCCGTGAAGCGTGGGGGTGGCGGTATGAGCCTCGCACAGATGATTGAGGCCGCGAAGGCGCTGCACGCACAGGGCCTCTTCGCGGAGGTCCGCAAACAGGGCAACATTGAGGCCATCATCAGCACGTGGGACGAGTGGGCCGGGTCATTCACCCGCTGCGTGGAGCAACTGACCGGCAAGCCAGGCATCACCAACCCGGAGGCCCTGTGCGCCTGGCTGCACCACGAGGCGACGGGGAAGTGGCCGGCCGAGGACTGAGGGGGTGAAGGAACATGGCAGGGCCGCCGCCGATGATTGATCCCGAGGAACTGAAGCGCAACCTCCAGGCCCTAGCCCGGCTGGCCCCGGAGGACCTGGCCAATGGGAGGCACGGCACGAAGGACCGGCGGAAGTCGCTTACGCAGGCGATCACCGACGCTGTGCGTGACTTCTTCGGCCTGGAGGACGCGGATGCGGCCAAGGTCGGCCGCAAGATCAGCGCCGAGCGTCTGAAGGTCATCAAGGAGGCGCTGAACCAGGCCCGAGCCGCCGCAGACCGTCTGGCGGCGCTGGTCAAGGAAGTGGAGGAGGAGCCGGAGCCCGAGGGCTTCACGGATCAGATGCGTACGAAGGGAGGCACGGACATGACCGACCCGATCAAGGCCGCTGTGGAGGCCGCTCTGAAGCCGGTGGCGGAGCGGCTGGACCAGATCACGACCCGCCTGGATGCCGTGGAGAAGGTGGTGAACAAGGCCGCCGACCAGCAGGACACGGACAAGCAGAACCAGCCGCACATGCCTGACGCGGAGGCCATCAAGTCGGCCGTGGCCGGGGCCACCAAGCCATTGGAGGACCGGCTGACGGCGCTGGACGAGCGGCTGAAGGGCGTGGAGAAGCTTGCCACCCGGAGCAGGCAGCCGGACCCGGATGAGGACACGAAGGACAAGCGCACCAGTGATGACCCGTTCGGGGACGCCGTGAGAGATCGGCGCCCGCCCGTCGTGCCGCCCCACCCCGGGTTCAGGATGCCGGTGCGCACGTAGGGCGCCAGGGCAGTGGGAGCGGGTGTGCCGGACGAGGCGACATGGTCAGTCAAGTTTGCGGACTGGGTGAAGCGCCACGCCGTGCCCTACGGCGCGGTGCAGGCGTTGCTCACAGTTGAGTACCAACATGGGCAGCCCGTGCTGATCCGGCTGCGCATAAGCGAGGTGGAGGAGAAGATCAGGTAGTGCCAACTGCATACCGGCGTTCAGGCTAGCCCCTGACGCGACGAGACGTGACGGGGCTGGCGGGCTGCGGTGCCCCCGCGCCTGCTGGCCCCGTCGGTTTTTCCGCAAGCGCATACCAGGGCCAAAGGAGGACGGCCATGCCCATGAAGGTGCTCACCATTGACGAGATCATCGAGAAGGCGTTCGCCACCGGCGACCTCGCCAGCGGCGGCCTGCTGAACCCCGAGCAGGCGGCGGCGTTCATCAGGAAATTGATCGACGCCACCGTGGTCCTACGCGAAGCGCGCCGGGTGCCGATGGCCGCGGCGAAGCGGCTGATCGAGAAGATCGGGTTCGGCAGCCGCATCATGCAGGCGGCCACTGAGGGCACCGCGCCGACTACCACGCACAAGCCGGCCACCAGCAAGGTGGAACTGAGCGTCAAGGAGGCTCTGGCGGCTGTGGACATCACCTACAGCGCGCTGGAGGACAACATCGAGCGGCAGAACCTGCAGCAGACCATCCTGGACCTGATCGCGGAGCGCGCGGCTCTCGACCTTGAGGAACTGGCGCTGCACGGGGACACCGGCGACGCCGACCCGTACCTGGCGCTGCTAGACGGGTTCTTCAAGCAGGCGACCAGCCATGTGGTGAACGCCGGCAACACGGCCATCAGCCAGGACCTGTTCATCGACGCCCTGAAGGCGCTGCCGGGGAAGTACATGCGGAACCCGGCGGAGTGGCGGTTCTACGTCCACCGCAACGTGGAACTGGACTACCGGAGCCTGCTGGCGGAGCGGGCGACGGGGGCCGGGGACCGGTACCTGCTGGAGAACGCGCCGGTGTTCGTGGGCGGCGTGCCGGTGGTCTTCGTGCCGGCCATCAAGAGCCGGACGTCGGGCCCGGACACCGTGAGCGACGCCCTGCTCACGCACCCGCAGAACATGATCGGCGGCTTCCACCGCGAGATCAGCACCGAACTGGAGCGCAAGCCCCGGGCGCGCGTGATCGAGAGCACCACGACCGTCCGCGTGGACTTCAAGTTCGAGGAAGAGGACGCGGTGGTCAAGATCACCAACATCAAGCACCTCTAGTCGCTGACCGCAGAGGAGGCGCGCCGTGAAAGAGGTGCGGTACAACCCGCCTCGCCCGCCTGATGACCCGCGGGATGGGCCGGCCACCTACCTGCACCGCGGCGTGCGCCTCACGATCACGAGTGACCGATGGACACTCGTGGACGACGCGACGGCTGCGGCACTTGAGGCGGTGCCCGGCATGGAGGTGCGAGACGCCGGGGAGACTGTAGAGGCACAGGAGACACCCGAGGCGGCTGCCCGCAGCGTGCCTGACGCCCTGGGTGGCTCCACCCCGGTACCGGAGCCTGCGGGGGCCCGCGCGCAGGCCATGACGGCCGGCAGGCGCCTCCGGCGCAGGGGCGGCGCGGCGAGCGATGAGGTGTCGGGATGATGGTCTACGCCTCGCGCGCCCTCTGCGCGACGCCCGGCGTGGCGGAACTGCTCGCCGCCGTAGCCTTCATCATCGGTGGGTTGATTGGATCGTGGCTCACGCGGTTGGAGATCAGTAGTGGCTGAGCCGCTGTACTACGTGACGGAGCAAGCGCTGCGGGACTGGCCCTGGCGCATCCTGCAGGAGGAGTGCCCCAACGACCGCCTGGAGGCGCTGATCCGGCAGACCAAGCGAATGGTGGACTTCGCCTGTCAGCAGCGCTTCGAGGACCACAGCCGCATCATCCGGGGCTGGGGTGACGGCACCAGAGTGTTCCCGGCGCTGCGCTGGGATGAGCCGCCCTACGGTCGGCTACGCACCGTGACGAGCGTGCTGGTGGGCGGCGAGGCGAAGCCGCTAGGCGAGTTCCGCGTGGACCCCTGGGCGGTCATCTGGCTGGAGGATGAGTTCCCATCCGACAAGACCGTGGAGATCAGCGCGGACTGCGGGTACGAGGAGGTGCCCGAGGCCATCCGCGACCTGCAGGCCATGCTCATCGAGCGCATCGTCCGGCCGCACCTGGCCTACGGCAAGTTCAGCCAGGAGAGCCTGGCGGGGCGCAGTTACACCCTGCGCCAGTTGGCCGGGCCGGCGCCGTTCGGGGACCCGGACCTGGACCAGATCGTGCAGGAGTACCGGCCGGGACCGGTGCCGCTGGCGGTGTGAGGGATGTACCTGCCGGACGTCGTGGAGGTCTACGAGGCGGCCCAGGCGCGGGATGACCAGGGGCGGGTTGTGGAGGAGCCGGTGCTGCTGGGGACGGAGCCGGCGCGGGTGGCGCCGATGAGCACCAGCGCACGGCAGCGGGAGTACGGGCAGGAGGTGCAGGCCACGCATGACGGCTGGCACCCGGCCAACTCTCAAATGACGTTGGACCGGAGGGTGCTGATCAGAATCGCGCGCAGCGACCCCGCCATTGCGGGGCGAGTCTTCACCGTGAAGACCCTGATGAACGTGGAGGGCCGGTTCATCAGGACCACCCTGGTGCCGGCGCCCCCGGCATAGGTTGGAGGTGCGGCAGATGCGAGACGGGCTGGTGAGGATGTGGCAGTGGTACTGGAACCTTCCCGGGCCGCTCAAGATCATCATCGCTGCCATTGTGGCGGCAGCCCTCATCCAGGCGCTGAGGTAGCCCATGCCCCGGGTGCCGTTCAGGGAGTTAGTCGACTTCCGCAGCCACCGCGACGCCGTGCTGCGCGCGGCGGCCAGAAGCGCCCGGGACGTGATCCAGACGCTAGCCACGACAGGCGTGGCGCTGGCCAAGGAGGAGTGCCCGGTGCTGACCGGGGCGCTGCGCCGGGACGTGCAGTTCCAGGTGCACGCTGACCCGCAGGTGGCGGAGGCCGTGTACGGCAACGGGTTGGGTTACGCCCCGTTCGTGAACCTGGGGCACCGCGTCAAGCGGAAGGATGGCTCGTTCACCCAGGTGCCGGCTAACCCCTACCTGTTGCGGTCCCTGCACCGGCTGATCACCTTCGCGCAGGGGGTGCTGCGTGGATGACGTGGCGGCGGAGATCGTCCGCCTGCTGCGCCAGGACGCGGCGATCCGGCGCCTGGTGGGCGCCCGCATCGGGCCGGAGGGGGAGCGGGCGGCGGCGGCGCTGCCGGCCATCACGTACATGCTCACCGGCGGCCTGCGGGATGACCCGCTGGAGTGGCCGACCTGGAAGATCGACGTGTGGGCGGCGCTGGACCGCCCGGAGCACCTGCAGGCGCTGGCCGACCGGATCGACGCCGCGCTCGACGGGGCGAGGCTGACCACCACCGCCGGCCGGCGGGTGCAGTACTGCAGGCGGGAGGGCGTGTGGTTTGACCTGCCGGCGACGGACGGAGTGCGCCACCGCAGCAGCACCTGGCGGATGGTGACGATCTGAGCAGACAGGTGCAGGACAGGTAAGCCAACTGCATACCGGCGTTAAGGCTAGTCCCTGACGCGACGAGACGTGACGGGGCTGGCGGGCGCGGAGATTCCGCAGCCTGCTGGCCCCGTCGCTTTTCGGCACCGCAGAGGAGGTGACGCGCAATGCCCAAGGACAAGGACCAAGTGCTGGTGGGGGTTGGCGCGCTCTACGTGGCGCCGGTGGGGGAGCCGTTCCCTTCCCACTTCGACGCGCCGGCCGGGAACTGGTACCACGTGGGCTACACGGACGGCGGGGTGACCGTGGAGTACGCCACGGAGGAAGCGGAGATCGAGGTAGACCAGGAACTGGACCCGGTCAAGATCATTGAGACCGGCCGCAGCCTGACCGTGGCCGCCACGCTGGCGCAGATCAATGGCCGCCTGCTGCAGGAAGCGTTCGCCGGCGGGAACCTCACGGCCGTTGATCCCGACGGGGTGCCCAACAGCGGGGACGAGTACGACGCGTACACGCCGCCCGCCATCGGGGCCAGCGTGGCCCGGGCGCTACTGTTTGACGGCGTGGATGAGACGAGCCGGCCCGTGCGCCTGCTGGTGCCGGAGGCCAAGGTGCAGGGCACCCGGACCATTGGGTTCGTCAAGGACAACAAGGCCAACATCCAGGTCACGTGGCGGATGCTCGTGCCGGCGGCCGGCGGGGACCCGTTCACGATCCGGGTGAAGAACCTGTAGGCGCGGCCGTAGGGGAGGCGCTACGCGATGGCACGCACTGATGAGGCGGTGCTGACCCGCCAGGCCCTGGAGGTGACCCTGGGCGGGGAGAAGCGCCTGGTGCGCCCCCTGGTGATCCGCGACAGCCGCGAGTGGCGCAAGCGCGTGGCGGAGGCCTTCGCGGAGTTGGGCGCACTGGATGCGGGGACGCTGAACCTGGCGGACCCGGAGGGGGTGCGCAAGGCCCTGGAGTTGGTAGCCGTGACCGTGCCAGAGAAGATCGCGGACCTGGTGCTGGCCTACGCGCCGGAGTTGGACCGGGAGTGGTTCGAGGCGCACGTGACCGATGAGGAGGCCACCGAGGCGCTGGTCAAGATGCTGGAGGTCACGTTCCCTTTCTTGCGGAGGACCAGCGACCTGGTGCGCCTGACGGCCGCGCTCCGGTAGCGCGCCTGCGCCTGCGGCACATCGCCGAACTGGCGCAGCGGGAGTGGGGGCTGGCGTGGGACGAGATCGAGGCCGCGTGGACGGACGAGTACCTGTATCTGATGGTCCGGGCCTACGCCGACCACGTGGCCAGGGAGCGGGAGTGGGAAGTGGAGAAACTGCGGGCGCTTATCCGGGCCTGGGGCGGGGATATTCGGGAGCCCGCCAGGGATGAGCGGCCCACGGACCGCTATGAGCGGCTGCGCCGCTGGGGCGGCAAGGTGGAGTTTCACTGATGGGGTTCACGCTGGCCGAGGCCGTCATCAAACTGTCCGCCCCGCCGGAGGGCCTGCAGCGGGACCTGCGAGAGGCTGAGGCCACCGCGGAGCGCAGCGCCCGCACCATCGCCCAGCGGTTCCAGAGCATTCTCTCCCCTAGCCTGATCTTCAAAGGTCTCATTACTGGTGCGGGCGCGGCGTTCGGGCGGGTGTTGGAGATCGGCGTGGAGCACGTGCGGCAGTTGGACGCCGCCCGCGCCCGGTTCGCCGCCGCCACGGGAGCCAGCCGTGCGGAAGCCGAGCAGGCGGCCCGGGCCATCCGACAAGCCTTCCGCACCAACCTGGACAGCGTAGAGAGCCTGACCGGCGCGATGATCGCGCTACGCCGGGAGATGGGCCTGACCACCGCGCAGGCGGCGGGCAGCCTGCAGGCGTTCCTCGACTTCGCCAAGGTCACCGGCCAGGACAACGCGACGGCCATCAGGGCGCTGGATGACGTGATGGACGCCTGGGGGCTGACCATTGAGGACGCGGTGCCGCTGATGGACCGCCTGAAGCGGGCCTCCGAATTGACCGGCGCCGACATCCAGGCCATGCAGGCGGTGATCGCTGCCGGCGCGGGGCAGTTCCAGGCCCTGGGGTTCAGCCTCGATGAGACCATCGCGCTGCTGGGCAAGATGGCGAAGGCCGGCGTGGACCCCAGCCGGGCCATGTTCGCGCTGGCCCAGGCCACCGCGCGGGTGAAGACGCCCCAGGAACTGGACCGCCTGGCCCGCAAGATCGGCGCCATCCAGGACGCCGCGGCCCGCGCCCAGGCCGCGATTCAACTGTTCGGCCCCCGGGCCGGGCCGGCCATGGCGCGCCTGCTGGACGAGGGCGGGTTCAGCCTGGGCGAACTGGTGCGGCAGCTTCAGGCCAGTGAGGGGGCGGTGGCCCGGGCCAGCCGCGAGTTCGACACCGGCATCAACGTCCGCATGGAACTGCTGAAGAAGCGGGTTGTAGACGCCGCCTCCGCCATCGCCGGGCCGTTCCTGCAGTCGCTGGGCAACGTCGGCGTGGCGCTGCTGGGGCTGCGCGGCGTGCTCCCGGTGCTCTCCGGCGGCTTCGCCCTGCTGGGCACTCGGGCCATCCCCGCCCTGGTGGGCGCCCTGCGGCTGGTGCCCGCCGCGGTGAACGCGGTGGCCGGGGCGCTGGGGCCGGTGGGCCTGGTGATCGCCGGCATCTCGGCCGCCATCACGCTGTTCGCCGTGGCCTGGCAGCGCAACTGGTTCGGTATCCGGGACCTGGTGCGTAGCGTGGTCCCGGGGATCGCCGGCATCATCGACGGCCTGCTTGACCGTATCCGGCGCGCCATCAACTTCCTCGGCCAGTTGGTCGGCCGCGCCATGGAGGCTCTGGGGCTGCGCAGGCGGGCAGAAGGGCCGCTGGAGGCGCCGCGGCCCACGCGCCCCACGCAGCCGCGCACGGAAGCGTTCGCGCAGAAGGCTGTGGGCGGGGAGCGCGTGGACCTGGGCCTGGGCGGGAAGCAGGCCACGAACGAGGCCCTGCAAAACGCGCTGCGGCTGCATGAGGCGTTGGTGGCGCTGGACAGGCTGACGCTGCGGGAGCAGATCAGTAACCTGCAGCGGATCAAGGCGGCGCACGCCAAGACGGCGGAGGAGCGTCTGGACCTGGACGTGCGCATCCACCGCGCCCGCAAGGCCCTGTTGGAGGAGGAGGCCCGTGCCAACATCCAGGCCGTGGAGGACAGCCTGCAGTTCATCCAGGGCCGCCTGATTGCTGCCAGCGCGCCGGCGGAGGAGGTGCTGGCGGCGTTCCAGCGCGTGATCACCCGCATTCGGGCCGCCCGGGACGCGGACTTCGTGGACGCGCGGGGCAAGGCGGAAGCCCTGAAGCGGGTGCAAGGGGCGCTGGCGGACTTCCAGTTCCAGGCGCAGCAGGAGGCCGCCGACCGCATCAGGGCCATCCGGCGCAGCCTCACTGAGGAGATCGAGCGCCTGACCCTCACGGAGGCCGAGGCCGAGCGGCGGGCCATCAACCGCCGGTTTGATGAGCAGGCGGCGGAGATCAAGAAACGTCTGGCACTGAGCAAGGACGCGGCGGCGGCCCTGGCGGAGAACGAGCGCGCCCGGGCAGAGGCCATTGCCGCCGTGAACCGCCGCGAGGCCCTGGCAGCGGTTGAGCAAGACGCCCGCGTGGCGGAAATCAGGCGGTCTCTGGGCCAGGCCACGATGCAGGACGTGATCGCCGCCGAGGAGCGCCTCCGGGCCGCGCTGGACCCCAGGGACCGGCTGGCGGTGGCGCAGGCGGAGCAGCGGATCGCGCAGTTGCGCCAGGAAGCGGCCCGGCAGGTGGTGGAGCAGACCGACCTGCTGGCGGGCCTGGGCCGGGCCACTGCGGAGGAGCAGATCGCGGCTCGACGGGCCTTACTACAGCAGATCACAGACGCCCAGGAGCGCCTGCGGATTGAGACGGAGATTCGTGACCTCATCAGAGAGCGGGCGCAGCGTGCCGTGGAGGAGGCCGACGCCCAGCGGACGCTGGCCGAGCAGGCGCGGGACGAGCGCGAGGAGGCCCGCCGCCATCTGGCCGCCATCATCGAGCAGCAGATCGCCGCCCGGCAGGCCCTGCTGGCGGAGATCACCGACCAGCGCGAGAAGGCGCGCGTCCTGACTGACATCCGGAACCTGCAGCGCGAACTGGTGGTGCTGGCCAACGCCTTCGACCCGGGGCGCGGGCTACGGCTGGCGATTGAGGAGACGCTGCGGCTGGCCTTCAACTGGCGTGATGCATGGCTTGACGCCATCCGGGGCGTGACTGGGCAGTTTGAGACGTTCTTCGCCTCAGTGCGCACCGGGCAGAAGGACGTGCTCACCGCGCTGCGCGACCTGGCGCTGGGGCTGATCGACGAGGTGCTGCGCGTAGTGGAGCGCGCCATCGCGCAGCAGTTGGTCCAGCGCATCCTCCAGAGTGTACAGGGCCTGCTGCCCGGACTGCAGGTGCCTGGGCTGGCGGCCGGGCCGGACATGGCGGCGGCGACCGCGGCGGCGGGCGCACAGGTGGCCACCGCCATCACCACGTCTGGGGCGACCGCCTCCACCGCCATCACCACGGCCGGCACGGCCATGGCCCAGGCCATCGTGACAGCCGGCCAGGCGGCTGCGGCGGCCATCAGCGCAGCGGCGGGTGCCGGTGCGGGCGCGGGGCTGTTCAGCCTCTTCGGCCTGCAACACGGCGGCGTGCTCAGGCATCTGCGCGTGGCGGCGGCCCAGGCCGGCCTGGTGGCCCACCGGCCGCTGCTGGCGGCGCTAGCGGAGGCCGGCGGGACGGAGGTGGCACTACCGCTGCCCAGTGGGCTGCGGCCGGAGGACCTGGCGCGGTGGGTGCGCATGGGCGCGTCGGCGGAGCGCGGGGGCGTCCAGGACGGGCCGATCAACATCACCATCGCCAATCCGGTCGTGCGCAGCGACCGTGACCTGGCAGCCATCGCACGCACCGTGGGTGACGCCGTGCGGTGGGCCAAGCGGGGGTTTCACCCAGTCATGCGCGAGACGCGATAGGAAGGAGGAATTGAGCCATGCCGTCTGCGATGGCAAAGACGCACTTCTTGAGCGACGCCATTTTGAACGAGGTGCTTCGGGCGACCAACTACGCCCCGCCGACCACGGTCTACGTGGCGCTGTTCACCACCGCGACCAACAAGAACGGTGGCGGCACCGAGGTGAGCGGTGGCAGTTACGCGCGCCAGGCCGTGACGTTTGGCGCGCCCGGGGCTGGTGTGGACGGCCGGAAGGTGGCCAACAGCGCCGAGGTCACGTTCCCAGTAGCGACGGCGAACTGGGGGACCATCACGCACTGTGCGATCTTCGACGCTGCATCCGGTGGCAACATGCTCTACCAGGGAGCACTCGAAGCCAGTAAGACCATCGACACCAACGATCAGTTCAAGTTCGCCGCCGGGGACCTGAGCATCGAGGAGAAGTGACGGTGGCGACTGTAGAGATCCGCGATCCCTCCGGGAATCTCGTCGCGTCCTATCAGTCCGACCTGATCACGGTGCGAGTCGCGGCCTCATCTCCGCCGCCTTCGCCGCCACCACCGCCGCCCCCGCCTACGGGCACGAAGGACGCGGTCGTCGCGTGGCTGGCATCGCTGCCGGCAACCGGACAGGCTGTGGTTGGCCAATACCTCGGTTGGCACGGTGGGGGCGGTGCATCGGCAACAGCCGGCCTCACCGAGTTGCGTAGTTGGCTACAAGGTGAACCCTATCCTGGCCTGATCGGTGTGTCATTCGTGTCTGCGGCCGGGTCGTCACTGGGGTGGGATACTGAGGTGGTCGCCATTGAGCAGTACACTTCGGTGGCGGGCCGACGGCCATTGGTGTTCGTCAGCGGACACTTCCCGAACCCGCAAATTGGCACCGATTTTGCGCCGCCCTTCAGCGGCGACCCGTGGACATACTCATCGTGGCGGCGGACGCTCGACGTTTTCTCCGCTGGGCTCCAGCAGCTATTGGCGCTCGGGTATGTCATACTCTGGCGACCATTCCCCGAGGTTAACAACCCGGGGTTTTGGTGGTCGCAGCCTGCCGTGAAAGACTGGTGGGCGCGGTTGCATCACGACTTTACGGCGCGCGGGCTAACTGACCTGATCTGGGTCTACAATTGTATGGCAACGGTTGGCGGCTCGCAGCGGTACCCGGGCGCGACGGTTGTAGACATGGTGGGGCCGACGGTGTATCGCGGTTCCACGCAGTGGGGGCGCGTCATTCCGGTCACACCGGAGCTGGTGGCGCTCAATAAACCCTACTGTTTCGCGGAAGTCGGTCCAAGTGATCCGCCAGACGGGTCGCTGGATTGCCGTAGGGTCCTCGACTCCATCTCCTACCAACCACTATCGTGGATGATGTTTTGGAACGAGGGATGGAGCCTGATGCGCAACCGGTACGGTCGCGAGCTTCTCCGCGACCCGCGCGTGGTGACGATCTCGGGACTGCCATGACGCCTGAGCAGTTGCGGGAATTGCTCCGACGCACGTGGGCGTGGTTTGCCGCCGTGGCGTTTCTCATCGTCTTTGCGATGTTCGGCCTTGCTGCGGCCGTTGGCGTCGTGGCGCGTCTGTTGGGATGGTGGGGCCGGTGAGCGTCCTGTCCACTCCTACTGGCGGCCTCTGGGCGCACAGCGTGGTCAACCCGACCGCCGGAGGGACCGCGAAGTGGTTCACGGACTGCTGCTACGTCATGGCGTGGGATGAGCAGTTCGCGTGGAGCCGTCATCCCGAGGCTGCGCAAGTTGCTCAGCATGCACGAATGGTCACGCGGTAGCGATCATGCTACAGTTCGTCGGTGCCACATCCGGGACAACGTCCGCATCGCTTCCGACCGGATGGCAGCCCGGCGATCTCGCCATCGTCTTCGCCTTCCGCGACGGCAGCACGACCGCGCCATCGCTACCCACGGGCTGGACAAACATCATCAACGGTGGTGCCAACACGTGCTCGCAGCGCGTCGGTTACCGCGTCCTGCAATCTGGCGATACGTCCACCAGTACGTGGACAGATGCGACGACAGTCCTGTGCTGTGTCTATCGCGGGCAGGATACGACCACTCCTATTGGGGCATCGGAGCAGGGTGGCGGTTCCAGCACGACCGTCACCTATCCAGCGCTCACGCTGCAGCAGACGAACGGGAACTCGATGGTCTTCTGCGCCGCCGGTCACCGGTCGACGAACACGGCGCTGGAAAACCCGCCGACTGGCACCGTGCGGCGTGTCAACGACGTGGACGCCACCGATGAGGGGTCAGCGTTTGACACGAACAATGGTGTGCTTGTCTGGACTGCGAAGTCCGTTTCTGTCGGCGGAACGTCCAGTGGTTGGCGTGCGGTGTCCGTGGAAATCCGGGCAGCAGTGCGGGTACCGGAAGAGGGGCATGCGATGATTTTTTGGCCTCCCACTCTGCACTCACCGAGCGGGCTCTGGCGGCCGGGCACGGAGGGCAGAAGCATTGAAGCCTTCGGTGCCGGGGTTGGTCCTGCCGCTGGGGCGAGCGCGCATAGCAAAGGCGCATGGCAGGTCATTAGTCCGGCGGGTGGATGGGACCACGATGTAACGGATCTGTACGTGACCTTCTGGGTTGAGGCGTCAGGTAGTTATACCGTCCTGTACGATCTCGGGGTGGTCGTGAATGGCGTACAGCAAGTCGTCTTGGCAAATCTCCACTACGCACGGACTCTGAATAATGGGCGTGGCATGCCGGTCCACCTGCCGTGGACGATTCCTGCTGGAACAGTACTCGTCGCGCGCGCTCAGGCATCGACTGGCGGTGTCACCTGCAATGTTGTCGGGAACGTTGCCAACCGTGGTGCACCCACCTGCACACGGTGGCAGACGCTTGGTGCCGATACAACCGCATCGCGCGGGACGGCGCTGTCGCCCGGCACCGCGTTCACGTCATTTGGCACACTGGACTTCGATACACGGTGTCTTGTGGCTATCATTGGCCCGACAAACGGGCAGACGGTCACCAGTGTCGGCGCGCTGTTGACCGTGCGTGCAGGTGGGTCACCGGTCTGGTCGGGGTTTGTTCTCTTCCGCGGGACTAGCGATGGCGGTGCGGAGACGACGGCATGGACCATCCCCGTGGCGCTGCCCGCTGGGGCCACGCTGGAGGCACGCCAGGAGTTTGGCACGCAGACGTTCTACGCGTTATTTCTTGCTGGGGGTTAAGTATGGCCTGGATCGTCGCGGCGTCCGGAACGCAGACAGCCACCGTCGGGACGGAGCACACGCTGGCGACGGTCACCGCACCGGGGCGGTACCGGCTCGTCGTTGATGTCGCTGCGCTCGTCGGTGGAGACACTCCCGACATCGTGGAGCTCCGCAGTAAAACACGGGTGCTCTCGGGAGGCACGGATCGTCTGGTCCATCCTGCGCTCAACGCTGTCGGCGGCCTCGTCACAGCGGGCATCGTTGGTTGCTCGGAGGTCGTCGTCGACCAGGGTGTGCAGGCGATCTTCACGCTGAAGCAGACCCAAGGGACAGGACGGGGCTTTCCCTGGAAGGTCCTGCGTGAATTCAGTCAGCCGGTCGGCGCGGTTGTCTCCGACGCGGGGAACTCGGCGACGAGTTTCAAGACGGACCTGTCAGAGGCGACGAACGACTACTGGAAGGACACGCTCCTACTGTTCACGTCGGGGGCACTCGTCGGGCAGGTTCGAAAGGTCTCCGGATATAACGGCAGCACGAAGGTGATCACGGTCGCGAGCGCGTTTACGAGCGCGCCAGCCGCAGGCGACACGTTCCTCCTGGTGGATATCTAGGAGTGGGGCGGCTCCTGTTTGACGCGTTCGATACTGGCGGCCAGGTACAGTCCGGCCAGGCCATCCTGACCGCGGAGGCCGCGCTGACCGCGGCCGCCCGCACCGTGTATCGTGCGTCGGCAGCGCTTGAGGCCGAGGCCGTGCTCTTGGCTACCGGTCGGGCGGTACGTCCGGGGCAGGCGGTCTGGAGCGGCGAGGCCGTGCTCTCATCTAGCGGGCAGGCCGTAAGGTCGGCTAAGGCGCTGCTGGACGGGGAAGGTGTGCTGGCGGTGACTCCTGCCGCGGTACGGTTTGCCCATACTCTGCTGAACGGGGAGAGCGTGCTGGATGGTCATGCACGCGCCGTCCTGAGCGGCATCGCATCGCTCAATGCTGATGCGGTGTTGCAGGCCAGCGGCCGCGGCCTCTTCGGCGGGCAGTCCCTGTTGGACGGTGAGGCCGTGCTGGCGGGACTTGCGCAGGCCCTGGCTGGAGGCCAGGCATTCCTGGACGGTGAAGCGGTCCTGCAAGGTCTTCCACAGGCCGTGCGTCGTGTCACGGCAGCACTTTCGGCCGAGGCGGTCCTGCAAGCGGTCTCCCGAGCGATCCTGAGCGGCAAAAGCACGCTGGAGGCCGAGGCGGTTCTGAATGCCATAGCCAGGGCTGTGCGTCCCGCACAGGCCCTGCTGAACGCCGAGGCGGTTCTCCAGGCAGCAGCCCGAGCGGTGTTTGGTGGTCACGGCGTCTTGGAAGGCGAGGCCACGCTGGGTGCCCTCCCCCGGGCAGTCCGCGCCGCCGACGCGGTACTGGTGACAGAGGCCATACTGGAGGCCTCTGCGAGGGCCGTCATGGGCGGCGGAAGCGTGCTCGGGGCTGAGGCGGTCCTGCAGGCCGCCGCCCGAGCGATGCTCAGCGGCCATGTCGGCCTGGAAGGAGAGGCCGTCATCACGGCGATCGCGCTTGAGGGCGGCGTCATTCTCGGCAGGGCAGTGCTGGAGTCGGAGGCCACTCTCCAGGCGGTATCACGGATCGTGTTCGGCGGTACGGCCACGATGGAGACGGAGGCCGTGCTGAGCGGCACGAGCATCCGGATGACGCGGGCCGGCGCGGCGCTGGACGGCGAGGCCACGCTGCTGGCCGTTCCTCTGCGGGTGCGATTCGTGGGTGCCGTGCTAGAGGCTGACGCAGTGCTCCTGACGGTGCCTGTGCGCGTGCTGCGCGGGAACGTGGTGCTTGATAGCGAGGCGGTCATGTTGGCCACGCCGCAGGCGGCCCGGTTGGCACGTGCGCTGTGGTCTGGTGAGGCCGTGCTGATCGCCAGCCCCAGGACGGTGCTGGCCGGTCACGCGGACTGGCATGGCGAGGCGGTGCTACGGGCGGTGTTGAGCGCGGTGCTCGGGGTACCGGTGCAGATTGGCCGCGTGGTGGCACGTCTGCACAGCGGCCGGCACGACATGCTGGTTCGGCGCGTGCGCGTGCGGGTGGCTGGGGGCCGGCGGAAGGCGGAGGTGTAGGCGCATGGCGGAGTTCACTATCAAGCGAGGGTCACGCCTACCGCACATTCAGGCCACTGTGCTGAGTGCCCAGGACGGCAGCCCCCTGGACCTCTCGCGTGTGGCGGCCGTGCAGTTTGTCATGACGGACCTGCGAAGCGCCGTGAAGGTGAACGCGCCCGGTCTCATCTTTGACGCGGGCGAAGGCATCGTGGAGTACGCCTGGGCCGCGGCGGACACTGACACGGCCGGGGAGTATGAGGCGGAGTTCGTGCTGACGTTCGACAGCGGCGAGGTGATGCGGGTGCCCACGGACGGCTACATCATCGTGCGCGTGGTGCCCGACAAGGGGTAGCGCCGATGGAACAGTGGCCCCAAGCACTGCGGCGGTACGGGCGGCTGACCGTGACCCCGCGGTTCTACACCCTGGTCAAGCGCTACACCAGCGGGGCGGTGCAGCGGGATATCCGGTGGCTGGCGCCCGTGTTCCGGTTCCAGATCGACTACTCGCCGATCTTGCCGCCTGACCTGTTCGACATGCTGGAGGCGTTCTACATGCGGCACCGGGGCATGGGCCGGACCTTCCTGTTCCAGGACTGGACGCGGCCCGACCGCGCGGGGGAGGAGTTGGGCGAGGGGAACGGGGAGCAGGTGGAGTTCAAAGTCTACGGGGACCGGGCAGACGCCGTGACCGTCTACGTGGACGGCGTGGTGCAGACGCCCGGGGTGGACTACACGGTGGACCTGAGCACCGGGAAGGTCACCTTCACCACCGCGCCCGCCAGCGGCGCCAGGGTCACCGCCGACGTGGCAAACGAGTGGTTCCGCGTGGCCTTCAACGAGGATGAGATGGAGCAGCAGCGCGTCGGCCGCGGTGCGGGCTGGTTGACCCGCGTGGTGATGGAACAGGACTCCGTGATGCCGGTGGCGGCATGATGGTAGACCTGCTCATGACCGTGCGGGACCAGCGGCCGGCGTACCTGCTGGCCGCGGTGACATCCATACGCGCCCAGACGCTGCCGGAGTGGCGGCTGCTGGTCTGGGACGACGGCTCCGCGGGGCCGCTGCCGGCGCTGCCGGCGGATGACCGGATCGTGGTGGCGCGCGCGCCGGCCCTTGGCCGGTGGGCGGCCGTGGACGCCGCGCTGCGGCGGACGGCCGCACCCTACGTGGCGCTGGTGGACAGCGACGACCTGTGGGCGCCGGAGGCGCTGGAGGCGGCCCTGGAGGTACTGGAGCGCGACCCCGGCCTGGCCTACGTCTACAGCCGGTACGAGGTCCTCGACGAGACGGCCGGGGGTCTGCGCCGGCCGGGGCGGCGGTGCGAGCCGCCGTTCTCCCTCTCGCTCCTGGCGCAGTGGTTCATTGCGTTCGGCTTCCGGCTGATGCGGCGGGAGGCTCTGTGGGCTGCCGGTGGTGTGGACCTGGCGTTCCCCGTGGCGGGGGACTACGACCTGGCCCTGCGCATGGCCGCGGTGGGCGGGGTGCGCAAGATTGAGCGGGTGCTCTACACCTACCGCGTGCACCCCGACAGCCTCTCCGCACGGCTCCGCGCAGAGCAGCAGCGCTACGCCAGGCTGGCGCAGCGCCGGGCCGTGGCATGGGGGGTGGCCGCCTGATGCCCAAGGACCTAGGGCTGCTGCAGGCGGGCGCTGGGGAGCGGCAGTTCCACGAACTGTGGAAGGTGACCCTCACGGACGGCACCGTGCTGCGGTTTGCCGACACCGACGCGGACATCCAGCACGACGTGGGGGACGGCGCCGGCCTGCAAACCTGGCGCGGGGGGTTCGGGGTGGAGCGGACGGAGATGCGGGCGGGGATGGACCTGCAGATCGACACCCTCTCCGTCACGGTGCGGAACGCCGACCTGGACCTGAACGGCGTGACGCGCCCCATCGGGCACTGGGCGAAGGTGCGGAAGTTTCACGGCGCGGAGGTCAGGGTGTACATCTTTGACTACCGCGCTGCGGCCAGCGTGCTGGACACCATCTGGTACATCCAGGGCGCGCGGGTGACCATGACCGCCGTGGAGTTCCTGCTGGAGAGCATCCTCTCCAGGCTCTCCATGGCCATCCCGAGGACCGTCTTCCAGCGCGAGTGCAACAACGCCATCTACGACAGCATCTGCGGGGTCATCAAGGCGTCCTTTGAGGTGACCTCGACGGTGGAGTCGGCCACGACGGACACGGTGACCTACGGGGCGCTCGTGCCGGCGACCCCGCCAGTGCTGCCGGCCTACGTGGACGGGTACTTCGACCTGGGGCAGATCGAGTTTACGAGCGGGAACCTGCTGGGCCTGAAGCAGACCATCGGGCTGCACGTGGGCAGCGTGGTGTCATTCTTCTACCCGTTGCCTGAGGTGCCGGACGTGGGCAGCGCCATCAAACTGTGGCCGGGGTGCCACAAGGACATCGCGGACTGCCGGGACAAGTTCGGGAACCTGCGGGATGCGCCGGCGGACTGGCGGCAGCGCTTCCGCGGGTTCCCCTTCATGCCTGAGATGGAAGAACTCGTGGGCTGATTGGATGGGACTGACGCCGGAGCAACAGGAGCGTGTGGTGGCCGCGGCCAGGTCCTGGCTGGGCACGCCGTTCCATCACGGCGCGAGAGTGAAGGGCGTAGGCGTGGACTGCGGCAACCTGCTCATCGCGGTCTACCTGGAGGCCGGGGTGCTGCGGGAGGCGCCGCGGTACGAGCCGCCGCCGCCCAACTGGCACCTGCATGATGGCAGCGAGCGCTACCTGCGGCTCATCGCGGCCTACTGCCGGCGGACGCCGCGCCCGTGGGAGCCGGGGGACATCCTGGTGTTCCGGGGCCGCCGCTGGCCCAGCGCGGGGCACGCCGGCATCTACGTCGGCGACGGCTTACTGATCCACTCCGTGCGCGGCGCCGGGGTGCAGGCCTGGCCGCTGCGCAGCAGCCTGCTGGCGGCGACGCTGGAGAGCGGCTGGCGGTGGGCAGGGGGTGAGGGAACCGGCGGGGCTGGTGTACTATCGGGTGGAGTAGGGTAGACCCCTGACTCGATGAGACGGGACGGGGCCGGTCGCCATTACGGTGGCTGGCCCCTCCCCTTTACAAGGAGTGCGGATGGCTGAACTGGCGCGGCCCGCGCTGGCAATCGTCGGCGGTCTGGTCGGCGGCTGGCCAGGCTACATTGCCGGCAGCCTGCTGGGGGGCCTGCTGTTCCCGCCGGCGGGCGGTGTCAAGCCGGAGGACCTGGCCAGCATCAAGATCGCTGGCCCCACCCCCGGTACGCCCGTCCCCATCCTCATCGGGCAGCGCCGGCTGCGCGGGTACACGGTCTGGGCCGGCCCCATCAGCGAGCATAGCGGCGGCAAGAAAGGCGGCGGGGGCGGCGCCAAGAAGGGCGGGGGCGGGGAGACGACCTACACGCGCAGTTGGCTGGACATCCTCTGCGAGGGTCTGCCCAGCATGACGCTGCTGCGGATTTGGAATGGGGACGACGTGCTGTGGGACGCCGCGAACCCAGGACCAGGGACAGCGTCCGGGATTGACTTCACATTCTACCCCGGAAGTGACTTCGAAGCGCCCGACCCCCGCATGGCCGCCTACCAGTCGGGCGGAGGGAACACGACGACGCAACATGCAGAGTCGGCGGTGATCGCCAGTAGCGGAGGCTTCTATACGGCCCAGCATACGCCGATCCTGGCAGGATCAGACTCCGTGTGGTACGAGCGCCCTGGTGAGGCACCAGGCAGCGCTCCGGTACGTGTGCTCCTCACTCGCGTGGCTGGCACGCCCGGCGTGAACCAGTACAGCGTGAACCTGACCACTGGCGTGTTCACTGTGGGGCCGATGTCCGGCTCTGAGTCATCCTACCGCGTGACGTTCCTGTACCGGACGGCCACCGCCACGTCCGCACAGGAGGCCCTGGGGTACCCGCTGCTGTGCAAGGTGTACGTCCACGAGTTCAACATGGGCGCGACGAAGACCAAGCCTCAGCTGACCTATGAGGTGTGCGCAAAGTTGACCGGAGGGTACGGCGTCGAATGAGCGCGCCGACCGCCTGCGACATCATCCTCCCCGAGGCCCTCCGGGAACTGCTGGTCAATACTCGGTTTGGTCTGGGGCTGGACCCGGCGTTGCTCGATAGCGCCACGTACACGAACACGTGGAATTTCTGTGACAACCAGAACTTCCGCGGCTCGGTCCTGATCGAGTCCGAGACGGACCTCCTGCGGGCCATCGAGACCATCCTGGCCCACTACGGCGGCTGGCTGGCCTGGTACCAGGGGACCCTGAAGTTCGGCGCCCGGCGGGATGAGCCAGCGACGCGGGACCTGGTGGTGGACGACGCCCTGCAGGACGGCGAGCCGGCCTTCGAGATGCCCGGGGAGCGGGACACCGCGAACCGGGTCGTGGTCGATTACCCGGAGCGCGACCGCCGGTACAACACGGCGCAGGTGTACGTGGGGGATGACTTCGAGCGGCTGCAGCGGGAGCGCATTACCCGGGTGTCCATGCCGTTCTACTGCGCCAGCGAGCCGGCCAAGAAGATCGCGGCGTCCATGCTCTACCAGCGGGCCGCCCCCGGCGTCACCGTCACCGTGGCCCTGGGGCCGAAGGACATGGCCCTGGCGCCCGGTGACGTGGTCACCTTGACCAGCAAGAAGCACGGCCTCGTGCAGCACCGCTTCCGCGTTGTGGCCGTGGGCGAGGACGAGCGCCGCGGCGCCTACCGGGCGCAGTTGCTGGAGGAGCCCACGGCGTCGCTGCTGCTGGCCGCCTACCAGGTGCAGCCGGACAACCCCGGCGACCCGCCGCCGCCCCCGACCGAGGACGCCGGCCCGACGACCGGCGTGATCTGGGAACTCCCGGCCGAGGTGGCGGGTGAAGGCGTCGTGCGCCTGGCGTTCCTGGTGGGCGGCGCGGACCCCGAGTGGCGGGGGGCGTCAGTGTACATGGGCCTGGCGCCGGACGCGGTGGACCAGCGGGTGGCGGTGGTGCTGGGCGGCGCGCCGGTGGGCTACACGGAGAGCGGCCTGGGCGGAACACCGGCCTACGACGACCTGGCGCGGCTGGACGTGGACCTAGCCGCCAGCGGGGGCACGCTGGCCTCGGTCACCCGCGATGACGCCCTGGCGCTGCGGACGCTGGCGGTGGTGGGCACGGAGCCGCTGGCGTACCGGCAGGCCGACCTGCTGGCGGCGGGGCGCTACGCGCTGCGGGGGCTGTTCCGCGGCCCCTTTGACCGGGGGCAGAACGTCATCAGCGTGGGGTACCCCTTCGGGTTCATCGGCGTCTTCACCGGGGGCGCCATCTACGACCCCCCGCCCGCCTACGTGGGCCGCACGCTCTACTTCAAGTTCGCCAGCGTCAACTCCCACGGCCAGGAGCAAGACCTGGCCGGCCTGCCCGTCTACGCGTTCCCCGTCCGGGGCGTCGCGCAGGAGCCCGCACCCGTGCACGGCCTGCAGGTGCGGGAGGGCGGCGTGCTCCAGGGCAGCCGGCGGGTCATCGGGCCTGGGCAGGTGGACGTGACCGTGGCCTGGCGGTACGCGCGCCGGGACAACCCCGAGGACGCGGACTTGGTGAACGGAGCCGAGGTGCAGGGCAAGGAGCCGCAGTGGCTGGACTACCTGGTGCGCGTCTACACCAAGGCCACGGCCGGCGGCGCCTACGGACTGCGCCGCGCGGTGAGCAGGAGCACCGAGGACTACACCTACGGGGCGGCAGACAACCTGGCCGACAACGGCGCGTACCACCGGTTCATCAAGTTTGAGGTCACAACGCGCCGCAGCGGCGGCAAGGAGAGCCGCCGGCAGGCGCTGGAGGTTGAGGTGGCGCCGTAGGGCGCCCCGGGAGGGGACGGGATGTCTGCGACCGAGCACTACAACCTGCAGAAGGCCGGGGCGGCCGGCGTGCTCAACAAGTGGGCGCTGTACGACGGCAACTTCGACCGCATCGAGGCCGGCCGCACGATGAAGGCCCTGGCCGCGGCGGCCCTGGCGGCGGGGGACCTCGTGTACCGCAACGCCAGCGGGCAGTTGGCCAAGGCCACCAACGCCGACCGGCCGCTCGTGGGCTTCGTGCAGGCGGGCGCCGGGGCCGGCACGGACGCCTTCGCGCAGACCGAAGGCGTCTTCACGAAGACCGGCTGGTCCTGGACGGCGGGGGCGCTGCTCTACGCGCACCCCAGCACGCCGGGGGCGCTGACGCAGACGCCCACGGACGGCCTGTTCCAGCCCCCGGTGGCCGTGGCCCTGGACGCGGACACCATCTGGATCTTCCCGGCCGGCCTGCAGGCGGTCCCGGCGCGGCGGCTCTCCATCGCGGTCATCCTCCCCGGCAGCCCAAGCGGCGCGGGCGCCTCCTACCGCATGGTGGTGCCGGTGAAGGGCACCATCAAGGCCGTGCGCAGCACCTGCCGCGTGGCGCCCTCCAGCAACTACACGTTCGACCTGAACAAGAACGGGGTCACGCTGTACACCACGCAGGCGAACCGCCCGGTGCGCACCGCCGCGCAGGGGACGGGCCTCGTGACCCACACGCTGCCGGACGTGACGAGCCTGGCGGCGGGGGACGTGCTGGACGCCGATGTGGACACCGCGGGGACCGGCATTGAGGACGTGGCGTTCTTCATCGAGTACGACGAGGGAGCCTGATGGACTTCACCCACCGGGAGGATGGAAGCATGAGCAGGCTGGATCGACTCCTTCTTGTCGCAGCGGCCGCCGCGGTGCTGGTCGGCGTCCTCTACGTCGCCACCGCCCTGGCGCAGTCCCCCAGTGACTTGCAGCGGCAGATT